CGGGTTAGTTCCTGTCGATCCATTATCAATACAAACGTAAACTTTAAAGTCGGAATTAAGTACGTAGTAGTTCGCATCATATAACCTATTTGCTTGTGTTAAAGGACTTGGATTATCTACACTATAATCATCTCTATAAATTTCATATCTACTTCCAGCAACCCAATCAACTCTTCTTATAATTCTTCTAATATTCGCAGATGATATCTTTTTACCAAACATCATCGTATCACCTGTGTGTGAACGATATGAAAAACTATCGGTTGGTGCAGGTGTGGTTGAGTTCCAATCAGATGATCTGCCGTACCCAACTAGTGAACCAGTACCAGCAGGATTAGGTAGTCCGATGAAAACATAATATGAGTTATTTGTGTTTTCTACTGATTCAACAAAGTTGTTTGCGTTCAGAATTCTAAATTGATCAGTAATAATCGCTGACATTGTATCTAAACTTTTCTTTTCCTTTTATTTATAGAGGTAATAGAATCAAATTCCAAATACCCTGAGTGCACCTGAAGATCTTAGACCTCTCAGAGACGCTGCAGTGTAGTTCTTTCTTTGAATAGTTGGGAAAGTTGTTAATCCAGAATTAACAGTTAATCCAGTAACTCCAATAGATATTGGACTATTTGCTCTTGATGCATTGTATATTCTACCCCATGAAATTCGACCTAGATGTGTAGCAATACCTGGATTACTATTATTAAAGTTTCCTGTCAATCCAGCTCCTACACCAGTAGTTTGACCATTTTGTATATTACAAGTAATTTCACCACTTTCACCTAGTGTGTTAACAACATGAACTTTATAGATGTTATCTAAGAATGTTGAACCTATTCCAACTACAGATGAGTTATGAGTATCAACAGATATTACTCCATTACCCACTGGTGTATCTGTAATAAACACTGGGTAATTGACTAATAGTGAATTTGCTGCCTTATCTGCTCTAAAGAAGAACTTAAGTGCTGATTGACCACTATTAGTTACTGTACTAATACCTGTAATAATTCCTGTGAAACCTTCAACATTACTGATAGATGTAATTTTTTCAGTCTTGAATGAGGGTAAATCAATTATAACTTGTGGTGGAGTTACGTTTGAATAACCAAATCCTGCATTAGTAACATTTATTGCTGATATTGAACCATTAGTAATAGTAGCAGATGCTGTCGCTGTTGTTGCTACTCCCACAGTTCCATCAGATTGTATGAATGTTGCTACTCCAACCAAAGGAGAACTAATTTTAACTGTAGCACTATCATATCCACTTCCTGCATTTGTTACATCAATTGAAGTTATTGTACCAGCAGCAGATACAATCGCAGTAGCGGATGCACCAACGTTGATTTCTCCAGAGGCAACTAGAGCATCAACAGTATTATATTCTAATTCATAATCACCATCAGTTTCATCTGGTGCAGATGAACTTAAATGATCTCCTTTTTCATAGAAGAATACCTCTGCATCATCAACAAATATACCATTTGTATTTTGTGTTCCAGCCGTTGTTGTAAAGTCTCCAATAATTTTTGCAGTTGGATAAATTTGAGGTTCGAGAATTTCTCTAGATTTGTGAATCTTCTTACCACCCAATACAATATCAACTTTTTGTTTTGTCCATCTTACAGGTTTATCATTTTTCTCATCAATACCTGGACCTGTATAGATATCCGTTTCAACTAATTTTGCACCAAGTAATTCTTTTAATGTTCTTTCAGCAGTTTGAGATGTTGTAAATCCAATTGGATGCCTGAATAATCTTAGTTCATCACCAATTTTCACTGTCTGTTGAATATCTGCTACGTCAACATCAACTCCTTCTTGACCTTTATAGAAGAAGATGTCAATTTTAGCATCTGCTTTTGGTGCTTCAATGAATTCAAAAGTAGTACCACCTTCAAATGTATATGCAGAACCTGGTTTCTGTAATACACCATTAACAAATATTAGAAGAACTGCATTTAAATCAATTAACTGTGAACGTGCATTGTTTAAATCTTTTTCAAAACTTAGAAGTTGACCATTAAAGAATAGTGGGAATCTTGTTCTTGAACCATCCTGTAAGTTCTTTATTGTATCAATAAAGTCTAATTCACCAAATTGCCAAGCAGAGAACTTATCACTAAAGATTTGAGTTACTTCTAATTCAAACTCTTGTATTGGTGATGATAAATGTGCAGCAGTAACTAAACCAACTGGTTTGAATTTATCACCAACTTTAAATGAATGACCAGGTCTTGCGATAGAAAAGTCAGAAATCTCAAATGTAGTTGAACCAATACCAACAGTTGTTGTTGCTGCACTGACTTTAACATCAACTAATAAATTAGAACCTGTATCAGTAGTTGCACCAATTCCTTGTCTTGATATACCTATAACTGGTAGATTATCATAATTTGGTTGAGGAATAATAATTTTAGGATTTACATAACTTGTTCCAGCAGAAACTATATTAAATGCAAGTGTACCGCCAACACCAACTGTTGCAGTTACCTCTGCACCTGTACCACCGCCACCACCTTGACCAACGTTAAGAGTGATTGTATTGAGTGTTGTTGCAGTAATTGCAGTTTGAATACCAGCAACTGGATCTGTTGTTCGTGGATATGGATGATTTGAGGAGAAATTATCTTTAGAACATTCAAATACTATTCCACCAGTATCAATACCAACTGTATCGCTTGTAGATAAACCATGACTAGGTATAGTAATAACTAATTGACCTGTATGAGATGTGTAGACTGCATTTGTTGCTGTGAATGAATTTGCACCTGTAGCAGCAAAATTACTCTTACGGATTGAATTAATACCAGCACTTACAAATCTATGTACATATGCTTCATCTGTAACACCGATTGCAACAGAACCACCACGATATCCTGAACCAAAGGTTAAATCTTCAAAGAATTCATATGCATGACCACCACCTTGATATGTGTGGGGTATTGTGCTTGCTCCTGCTCTAACCTCAAATGTTCTTTCAGAAACTATACCTACAACAAATAATGGTCTCTCATGGTCTTGGAAGATTGTAGTTGTAACTCCTACATATCCACCACCACCGATTGTTTTAATTGAGTTTGCAACAGCAGAAACAAATGTATGTGAATAATTACCACCTGATACAACTGCGTTTGTTACTGCAGATACAAATGTATGTGCGGTAGTGTTAGATGATGTTCCAACATTAAGAGTAATAGTTGTTGCACCAACTGCAGTGATGTTTACAGCAGTTTGATATGCAGGATCACCACTTCTTGGATATGTGTGATTAGAACCATGACTATCTTGTGCACATGTAAATGTAAATCCATTATCAGCAAGTCTGACTGCAGTTCCTGCTGTTAGACTGTGAGAACCAATTGTAAGAACTAATAAACCAGTATTAGGATTATATGTTGCAGCAGATACTTGATGATTTACAAGAGGTGATGCACCAACGTTGACTCTAAAGGTATTTGTAGATACGTTACTTACTGTGAGATATTGTCCTGAAGCAGGGTCAGTTGAACGAGGATAAGTTTTATTAGAATTATTGCCATCCATCGCACATTTAAATGTAAATGCGTTATCATCAATCACTACAGCATCACCATTTGCTAACCCATGATTAGGAATAGTAATAACAAAATTACCGTTTGAAGGAGTATAAGTTGCATTCGTTGGTGTACCAACTGATGCTTTAGGACATCTAAACTCTAATCCTTTAAGTTTAACTGTATTTGGTCTTTCAAGTGCAAATCCATGAACAGTATCAGTAGTAACTGTAATAATACCAGTAATATTGTCATAAGCAGCAGTTTGAATACCAAGATTAACTCCTGATGATGTTGCAATACCTACAACACTTGTAATACCACCAGCAGTATTTTTAAATGCTTTAACTTTAGCACCTTGTAAAGGAGCATATCCTGTACCTGGTGTTGAACCTAATGATACAATCAATCCACCTCTTGGAACTTGGTTTTGATTAATATCAAATTCTGATACGATGAAATCACCGTTTGTAGATGTAATACCTGTAAATTCAACAGTTGAGATACCAGATGTTGTATCTGCTTGGAATTCATAGTTATTTCCAGTATTGTTTAATGTTAGTGGAGTCTGGAATACACCATTAATGAATAAAACTCCGTTTCCTAATCCAATACCTGATGATGTATTTGCACCTCCAACAGTTAGAGTATATGTTTTTCCAATACCAGTAAAGTTATCTGATATATCATCAAACAACATATTTGTAGTATAATCACTTCTTAGGAAGGTTCTACCACTAAAGTTTGCTCTTACGAATGGTAAGTTTGTTTCATCTCTTCTTGATCTATTATTTCCTTTTGGTGGATCTGCAAAGAATACTGTACTCTCAACAATATTGAATGATCCTCTATGAACCCTTGCAGTAGCATTTGCTAGGTGAGAAGTCGCTGCGATACCTAATTGTCCTCTATCAACTTTAACGACTGGTAGAGTCGCAATACCAAGTGCTACATCAGTCGCATCGTTAATAGTTCCAGTTGGTGTACTTGAGAATCCAACTTCTGTAACTTTTAGATATTCTTCACCAATTTTAAGGAAATCAGTTGGTGCAACAGAACTAATTCCACTTAATACAAACTGTGATAAACCGATACCAATACCATTATTATGTGTGAATCCGTCAAAAATTCCTAAATTATGTGTTATTGATGTAAATGTAATTGGTTGTTGTACAACTCCATCTAATCCAATAATTGTTTTAGTTAACTGCTTTTTCATAGTTAACTTATGAGCATTACCTTCTCCAATTCCTGTAAATGTTACAGCAGCACCTGTGGCAACATATTCAGGTCTTGTAAATAATTGGAATTGATTTTCATCTACAACTTTTGCATAAACTGTCTCAGGTAAGATAGTTGTTACCACTCCAGCGATATTTGCTGTTGCACCAATTGAAACTGCTGTGCCAGCAATACCAATGAATGTTGAATCTGGTTTATATGTTAATTCTTCGTTTGTATTAAAGAAGTGACTATTAATATTGATAGTTCTTGTTGCAGTGCTTATAGTTCCTACAGGATTAAAAGTCTTAGAATAAATTGGAACATCAAGATGTTTTATAACAAAATCTTTCTTATTTGCTCTAAGTCCAGCAGCACCATCATAAGTTGTCAATAATACCTTTTGATCTACAGTTCCATATCTTAAGTCAGGAGGTGTATTTGCAAAATCACTTGCAGTATATAAAATTTGATTATATGATTGAACTTCAATTAAGGAATCATATTCTGCATCAGGATAGAATCTTAAATTAATGTTATCACCAACAATTTCTCCACCAAATGTTCCTATACCAGTTGTAGAACCAGCAGAAACAAATGGATATTGAACTGTTAGAACATCATCTATATCTCTAATTGATACAACTTGATGAACTGCTGATGTATCACCACAGGATACCCTTACAATCGACTTAACACTTGAATCAACTAATTTATTAATTGTTGCGTATGTTATTGTACTAGCAGTTCCAGTTGCATATCCAGATTCTAATCTAGCACTTCTTTCAGCACCAGTAGGTTGACCTGATACATTGAAGCGATAAGTTCCAATACCAGTTGCGGTTGAACCTAATCCTACAATATTCGCTCTTACATCTAATGTGTTTACTCTATCATTTTCACATTGTAATTTTATTAAATTATTTTCAAATCTAGCAGTTATTACACCAACAGCACTATTACTTAATCCAGATTGAGTATCAACATATGTTTGAGAAATAGTAGTATCAGTTCCATCAAAATCAACAATTACTTCATTATAGTTAATTTCTTTTGTAAAACTATCTTGAACAAATATTGATGCATGGAGTGAATTGAAATCATAAGATGGGATTTCAATAATTGATGATGTTGTAAATCCAACTGTTGTACTACCAATTCCAGTGTTTACACCAGTTAAGTCAATACTTCCAATTCCATTAGTACCTATACCAGTTAAATCGGTATTAAAATCTATTTTTAGAATTTTGATATCATGATCTTTTAAGAATTTTTCCGTTGGAGTGAATAAAAGATTCTTAGTTCCAGTTGGTAAAATTTCAGTGTCAAAATCACCTAATTTAACAGTTGTGAAATCTGTATTCTTTTCAAGAATAAATGCATCATTTTCAGTTGTTAAAGTAACTAATTCTGTAAATTGAACATCAAGTGTATCAGGATCAATTATCTGAACAAGATAATTACCAAAATCTTCTATTAAGGGTTCAATAACTGTGTTAGTACTTTCAAAACCTTCACTTGAGAAGTTCTCACTTATATCATCATGAAGTAGGACTCTGTTAGTTTTACACCTTGTAAAGTCTGTAAGAGTTCTATTCTTAAGAGTTAAGAACTTAGAACCATTGACTCTAGTATCAAAATCTCTTGCAAAATCAAAATTATTGATTGCATCAACTCTTTGCTTATCATTAAGTTCAAGAACGTTACCAACATCTAATACAACAGTCTGATTTGATTCACGAACACTTCCAATTCCAACTTGAAGGTTTGATGTTATTGCAGTATCAGCAAAATTCTTAAGACCAGATGGATGAACTAAACGATTAACTGGGTTTACAAATTTTTCCCATTCAATTGTACTCTTAACAGTATAAGATAAGTTTTGATAATAATCGTTATCTGGTATGACCTGATAGTCTTCATTTAACTTACCAATATCATCTAACCAACCATAATCCTGTCTATTAGAGAAATCAGTAGTAAATTTAGCTTGATTATCAACAATACTTGTAATTTCAGCAGATACGTTACTTAATTCGCCCTTAATTCTGTCACCCTTTTTAAGTTTGAATTTACCGTCAATCTTAATATAATCATTTCTTACTTCAATAACTTTTAAATCAGTAATTACACTATCAACAATTAGAGTTTCTTTTAACTCAAATGCACCTCTGGATTGAACTGGTTCAATTACAGGGTATTTTTTCTTGTTGACTAGAGTTGCATAACCAGATTGGTAAGTTTTTGCAATACCTGCATTTGTTGTTACACCAGCAACACTAAACTCCAATACACATTGTGTTCCAGCAGCATAGTTAGAAACTTCAAAGAATTGATAATTGTAATTGTCAGAGTTATAACCAGATCCTTCTATAGATGTAGATGTTGATATTCCACCTTGTGTAGAACCAATACTTACTTCACCAACTCTTTGTATACCTTCAACAAATACTTCATCGCCTATTGCAAATGGTTGATCATCAAATCCATTAATAGGAGTTTCTAAGAAGCAAGTAACAACACCTGAATTACTTATTTGAACAGAGTTAATACCAACTCCATTAGAGTTATTAATAGAAATTATCTTATGAACAACTGAATCTAATCCAGTAACTGGTGAAAGAACATCAACTTTTGATATAGTTTGATTAGGTGTAAATGCTTGTAAAGATAAAGTATCAACAACAGTATTAGTTTCTGGATTGAATACTAATAAATTTGGTGTGCTCATATAGTCTGCACCACCACTGACAATATCAACTGAGTCAATTACATCAAGGTTATCAATATTAACAACAGGAGATATGAATGCTTGAGGACTTAGAGTTTTATCTGAAGAATACTCATAACCAATATCAACAATTCTTATCTTCTTGATTCTTCCTATATCTCTTGATGATGCAATGATGTTTGCATCAGTTCCATTAGTACTCTTAACTGACTGGAACTGTGGTAGTTTCTTATAATTAAATCCACCTGAAATAATATTTAAATTCTTAATTGCACCATGAACAGCAGTAGATCTTGTGGAGTACTCTAAAGTATCACATTGACTATTGGTATAGGTTAAGAATTCTGGTATTTTGGGTGAAATATCAAAAGTATCTGCAGTAACATTTGATATTTTATATTCGCCATTATACTTACTATCAATGAATCTTATCTCAGAATAATTCTCAACTTCAGTGTCAGCTGTGCTAATAAATCCACCCTTAGTTAATCCATAATATAACCTACCTGGTGTAGATGTAGAATATTGAACAGTTAAAGCAGCACCAACTGGATCAGTGTTATTTGTACCAATACCAATGGTTCCTGCTACTCCAACATTAAATGAACTGGAATCTTTTGAACTTAGGTATTCATTAGTAAGTTCTTTATCATAAAATATTTTAAAGTCAAAATCAGCAAGAGTTGTGCTTGATAATCCGAAGTTTAATTTTGAATTTTTAACAACATCAATTCTTGGATTTATTGGTGCAATAGATTGATTGTTTCCACCAGTATTTGCTGTAATATTTACAGTTCTTACTGGATTTGAATTAATATCTAAAATTGTTTCAGAAAGTTGGAATCTTCTACTACTTACTCTATTAACAAAATATGTTCCTGTGCTTAATCCAGTTGCAGAACCATCATAGAATACTTTATCACCAGTTTCAAATCCATGATTAATTAAATCTATTTGATTTGTTTCTACATCTGAAGCAGTGAATAATATTGGATTAACAAGTAATTTTTCAAATTCTTGATTATAATTTACAGATACTGGTATTGTATTACCGATTCCAACATTGAGATTAGGTACAACATTGAGTTTAATAGTATCACCTTCAACTAAATTATGTGTCGTGGTGTCTGCTGCTGCCACATTAGTTGATACTGTAGTTACAATTTTGTCAATATTACCAGTTACTTGTTGTTTTGATGTTTGGAAATTATATAATCCTGAAGAAATTCCTGATTGTGAACCATTACTATAGAAGAATAATCCTTCACTTGTACTACCAATTCCAACTCTAGTAGTAACTAAACCAATATTATCCTCACCTTTATCAATTACATATACTGTAGTTGCATCAGCACCAAGAAATGGAAGTTTAAATTCAGTGACTAAAGGTGTACGACCTACATCAAAACGATTTGCACCAACTCTTTTATGTAATGTAAGTTCTTGACCTGTTTTAAATGGATGATTTGGTATATGAATAGTTCTAGTAGGTATAGATGTCCTATCTACAATCTCTCCTACAACTCTATCAACACTAGTCGCTCCACCAGAAGTAGTTCCAACACCAACTGATTGTGGTGCATTAAAGTAGATAATATCATTTAATTCTGATTCAAATTTCTTTGTTTGAACTGGAATACTAATTTCATTATTTAAAACATCAACATTTGATCCAAGTGTATGTGCAATACCTGTATGTCTTAGAACTCTTATGACTTTTCTGAGTGGATAAACATTTAATACCTGTAAAGTTTCAATATCATTTTCATTAACAACACTTCCAGATCCAATTCTTAATGAACCTCCAACAGAAACTGAATTAGGAATTTGAGTTACGTAAATATCCTGTATTAAACCATTAGCAGAACCAACTGTCATAGTTTTTGCAAGTCCAACCCTTACAGTTGATACACCAACATTAAATGAATTAGTTAAATTTACTACTGAACTACTTAATCCTGAAATTGATACAGAATCTTGATCATTTAATTCAATAAATGGTAAATATTTTGCTACAACTTCTGTTCCACTCTTCCATTCAAATACAGCATTTGTAAATTCTGTAAGAGTAGTATTAATACTAGAAATTCCAATACCAACTATTTCATCAACTTCAGCACGGAATCCTGCACCATTTGTTCCTTCATCATCAAAATCTGTAAGATCACCAACTTTATATCCATCACCACCATTTAAAATAGTTACACCATCAACACTACCTTCTGTTACAGCCTCTATTTTTGAAATTTGCCTTATTTTTTCATAAGATTCGATTACAAAATCATTTCCAGCATGCTGTTCATCTACATTATATGGTAATGTATTTCTTCTCAATCCTGAATTATTGAAATCAAAATCTTGATCAAGTATTTGATTCTCTGCAATAAATGGTGAACGATAGGTATTACCAATGAAATATGGATATCTTCCTTCTAATTTATTTGTACCAGTTCCCAATCCAACAGTAGAGAAATATGCATAAACACCATTTGGAAATTCTGGTGTTTTTCCAAATCTTCCATTATGAATATCTAAATCTCCAGAGTTATCATATACATGATCTTCTACAAAAAATCCTGCAGAATAACCTGGTGGACGATTTGTAACTCTATTAGTATCAGTTATGTAGGATGGTGTAATAATTTTTAAGTCAGAGTTTATATTGCTTGGATCTGAATATCCAAAAGGACCATATATTGGATTACCATCATATGCCCATCCAACAATAGGTGAGTGTCCTATGATATTTTGAAATTCACCACTTGGTGTTACATTGAAAGTACTTTCAAAATTATTTGCAATATCCTGAGAATAACCTAATATACTGAATCTTAAACTCTCTTCCTTTGTAGATAAGAATGAATCTCCAAATCTATGAGAATTATTTAAAGTTAGACTTCTAACTCTAGCACCATATGCTCCATTAGAACCTCTAGAGAACGATCTAACCTCTGTAGATACGCTACTATAACCAATACCTGTATTTGTAACAATAGCATCTATTACTTGTCCATCTTTAATAACTGGACGAACAACAGCACCAGCACCAGTTCCTGTAGAAATAACTCTAATTTCAGGACTTGAATTATATTCTCTTCCCCTATTAACAACTGCAACGTCTGTTATTCTTCCATTTACAATAATTGGTTTAAATTCTGCATATTTACCATTTTCAATAGTAACTTTTGGTATAACTTCTTTATCAAGAGTAGTAGAACCATAATTTGTTCCTTCTTCATAAAGATAAGCACCAATCAATTCACCTGTTACAACAGGAGTAATTGTAATATCACCAGTAATTGTTGAACCATAAGAAACGTCAACATTAACTTTTATTTGAGGATAATTAAATATCTGGAATCCTTCACCTTTAGTCTTAAAGTTAACATACTTTCCTCTATCATAATTTGCAGTTGAAGTGCCACCTATACCTGCATCTGCTAACTGGAACGTATCGTTTGTTAATTTGTTAATGTAATAAGAAGATGTTGTAGTTAATCCTTGTATAGTTGTTGTTTCTGCGGAATATTCTACAATCTCACCACTTTCAAATCCATGATTTTTAAAAGTGACAACATCTGAGGTTGTCGATATACCAATAGGTTTAACTCTTAATTTACGATGAGTATATCCAGAACCTTCTTCTAAAACCTTAACTGCAACTAGAGTATTTTTACTTTCAGTTCTAAATTTATGAATACCACTTGCAGCAGTATCTGTTGACAATCCGACAGTGTTTATACCAGCAGTTCCGAATAATGCATCTGTTGGTGTGTTAAAAAGTCTAACTGTAGATGGATTTACAGACCTTACATAATATGGAGCACCATCAGACAATGTTCCACTGAGTTTGTTTTCAAGATCATATGCAGTTCCAATACCAATCGGATTATTACCATTTGATCCATAATAAACAAGTTGTCCATCATCTAAACTATGAACAGTTTTAAATGTAATAGTTTCATTTAATATATCAACACCACCATTAAAGAAGACATCTCTACTATCAAACAATAATTCTCTGTTTCTAGTACCTAATATTGGTTCTAATAAACA